GCTGGGCGGTACGGGCATCAATCAGTTGCACCACAACCCAAATCCGGTCTTGTGCCGGTATTTGTTCCGCTTGCAGGATGTCTATCACCGTCCCCTGCCAATCTGCAGGCGCATACCGCTCCGGGTCGTAACAGGGTTCAAGTTCGCGGATTTCAGCTAACGTGATGGTGTTCATCATTTTTCTCCTTATAGCTCCCCACTATTCCTGTAGCATCTCGATAAGATGTTGAATTTGCGCGTCCCTGGCGGCGTCCAAGGCGGCGGCCCTGGCGGCGTCCCTGGCGGCGTCCCAGGCGGCGGCCCAGGCGGCGGCCCAGGCGGCGTCCCTGGCGGCGGCCCTGGCGGCGGCCCAGGCGGCGGCCAGGGCGGCGTCCATGGCGGCGGCCCTGGCGGCGGCCCTGGCGGCGGCCCAGGCAGCGGCCCAGGCAGCATCCCCGGCAGCGGCCCTGGCGGCGTCCAAGGCGGCGGACCTGGCGGCGTCCAACTCATCCGCCGCCGCCTGCCCGTTGGCAAATCGCTCTGCCACATCACAGGCGGCAATCGAGCGCGGGTCAGGATTATCAACCAGTTTCAGGGCTTCCCTGGCGCACCAGACCGCAAATAGCTGGGCGGTACGGGCATCAATCAGTTGCACCACAACCCAAATCCGGTCTTGTGCCGGTATTTGTTCCGCTTGCAGGATGTCTATCACCGTCCCCTGCCAATCTGCAGGCGCATACCGCTCCGGGTCATAACACGGGCCAAGTTTGCGAATGTCAGCTAATGTAATGGTATCCATCATTTTTCTCCTTTTTCCCTACTCTGCCCCCGCCGCCGTTTCCCCCAACGTGAGCGGCGGGGGGCAGGTGTGGAATTGTCCCCTATGCCGGGGTTTTCCCGTCATTCGCCAGGGCTGCGGCTTCGTCCGGCGTCTTGCCACCGTCGCGCCAGGCCCGGTAGTTCTTCGCCCATGCCACCACCTGCTCGAGGGTGCTGGTGGTTTCGTCCAGGTTGGATTTGTTGAGCATGCCGGTCGCATCAAAAGCGTTCTCTGCGTATTTGCTGGCGATGAGTTCTTTCACCCACACGCCGGGGTAGCTCTTGCGCTCAGGAGCGGCGGTAAGCTTGGCCTTGTACTTCGCCAAGAGTTTGGTCATCTCAGCCCCCCCAATGGTATCGGGCGGTTCGGGGATGTCTGAGCCTATCGCTTCAAACTGCGATGCCAGGGTGTAGAACTGTTCCCATTGCTCCCCGCTGGCGGCGCTGTTGCCGTTACCGCCAACCGTCACGGGCTGGACCTGGGGGCTGCGAGTGCGTACCCGCAGGGACAGGGTTTGTTTCCCTTGGAAGTCAACCTCCGTAGCAAACACGGAGATTTTCTTGCCGGGCCAATTATCGGTTTCTGGGCCGTACATGCTGGAAATAGTAGTGGCATTGGTCTTGTTGAGTACCATGCCCTTCTCGATCTCGTGGAAGTACACCACGGGTTTATGTTCTTTGCTTTCGCCCTGCCCGATGTCTTCCACGGTAACATTTCGGATAGTCAGGATTAAATCCTGATCGTCAATATCACCGGACTTGAGATACTTGCTAGGGAAGCTGTTATTGATGTTCATGCTGAGTTCCTTTTTGAGTGTGAGTAGGATTTGAGTAGGATTGAGTGTGAGTTAGGTGTTTTGGTTTTTGCGGTATGCCTCCTGTTGTTCTTCGTAGCTCTTCTGGAGCTGCGCCAGCGTGTTTTTCATGCGCCGGATCAGGTCTGGGTCGGGGTCAAGCTGGAGCGCCAATAGCTCCATCTCCCGTTTGAAATCTCGCCTCAGGATGCCGGTCTGCGGCTTCGTTGTGTTGGTCATTTCATCCCTTCCTTTTGCAGCCGGTATAACTCCGACTTGGTGATCAGCCCCCGATCATAATAGCGGTACAGTTCCAGCAGCAAAGCGACACAGTCATCTTCCATCTGCTGAACTTTGGCGGATGGGCGCTCAATCTTGCGGTTGTAGTCGTATGGGTGGCGGTTGGTTCGCATGGCTGCCTCGCTATACTGTGATGTCATGATGTATCTTATTCGTTACGATTTAAATATATCAAAATAGCGACTTCGTGTCAAGTAGCAAAACTAAATAACTCCCTATCAGTTTCGATAAGGAGTTATTTAGTTGTCGGGGTGTAATATATCTTGCGCTTAATGATACTTAAGCAAAGCTAATTGCAATGCCTATTATATCACTTGTTGCTATAGGTTATTCGATTAGTGAATGTGGCTCAGGAGTTGTTGGAGAACCAATATGAGCGCGGCAGCTGGCAAGAGCAAACTAATACCAGCAGCGCGTTTGTGCCTGATATATCTAACTATGCGGTTCTTCTGCTGGCCTGATAGTTTCCCCCAGCCCTGACAGAGTTCCAGAAATTCGTATTCCTGGCGTGTCATGCGATACGCTCCTCTCTACTATGCTGGCCCGACTGTGCCACTATAGCAGAGAGGAGCAATTTAAACAATCTAATTTATTGACAACTCTGTTAGGTATTCATTCCCGGCTCTGGCTCATTCGCCGCCGGTGGACAATCTTCCTGCTTGCGGATGATCGCCAGCAGCCGATCTCGCTCGGCTTCGTCCAGCGTCCCATCAAACCAGGCCGTTGCAACTTCCCAAAAGCGCGGATCATCGAAAATATTTTTGAGCATGGTCTCATACAGATCGCCATATCCGGCTGCCTGAAAGGTATCTCTCCCGCCCAGCCGGGAACTGATCTTGACCAAATTTTCTAGGTTGGGTTCGCGCCCTGCCCCACGCATCCATTGGGACAAAGACGGCTGTGATACCCCCAGCCATAGGGCGTAATCACTCACCGAAGCGCGGCGTTTGACTACATCATGCTCATACTCAAAAAATTTCTTATTCAAAAATTCTGAAAAAGTTGTCATACTCGCGACCTCCGTTTATTTAATTATATATCTATACTATCTTATTGATTGCGTGTAGATTTGGATACTTGACAAATCATAACGAATGGTGTTATAAATAACTTATGATGACTAAAGTACAGGACGCACTCACACAAGGACGGAACCGGCTGGGTATCTCCCAGCGAGAGCTGGCCGCCCGATTGTCGGATGTGCTGGCGGCGCGAACTCTGCCGCCATTTGGCATATCCAATACCACTATTTCCCTCAACGAGTCGGGTACTTTTGTGCCGGAATCTTTGACCTGGGAATACATACGCGATCATGCTCCTGAGCGTGGACACGATGAGCTGGTGGAACTGGCTCAGGCGGTACTCGATGCCAGAATAGCAGACGAGCAAGCCCGGTCTACGCCTACCAAATAGTGTAGCAGAAATGAATACCCCTGTCATAAAGCGGAAGCAATTGACTGTTTTAGGAGGGCTGTTCGCCTTCGGTTGTGCCTATAACTACGCCTTCAACCGCAGCAGGCCCAGGCTCACCGAACCCTACACCGCTGAATGGGTCATCATCGGCACGGCGGTGACGTTGGGCGGGGCTGCGCTGGCGGAGCCGTTTACCCCCGGCTGGGTGCTGGCCTGCTTCGCCGCTTCCGGGCTGCCGATGGCGCTATGGGATGCAGAGCGGTTCGCGCAAAAGTGGGGACGGCTGACGATGTATAAGCGGGGACGCCGTTTATGACCCCTGTTCAACGCTGGCCCAACCACGCCGAGAACGCCCGAATGAAAGCGGTGTCTCTGGCGTACCGCATCCTGCGTGAGCTGGCCCCGCTGGATGATGCACACGAGTTGAGTTACGCTGAGATTACGCTGCGAGCCAGGACTGCCCAGGCTAAAGCGGCGCTGATTATTCAGGAGCTAAACGGAGCAAAAAACCATGATGGCAAACGGAAACCATAACGCAAAAATTCAGGAAGAGAAAAAGCACCAGGCCGTCAAGGAACAGAAAGCTAAATGTATTCCTTGTAACGGGACCGGCATCACCCCCACCGGTGATTTCTGCGCCACGTGCGGGGGCACGGGCAAAGTCACCCTCACCATTTACCACAAATAAAATTAACTCTGGCCTGTGCGCGACTCATGCCCCCCACGCATGCGACGGCAGGCCGGAGCCTATTGGTAGGGGCAGCGGGTTATTCTCCTTTCCCGCTGCCCCAGGCTTGGAAACCCCTGTGATCGATTTCACCTGCCCCAAATGTAACCGCCACTACGACTACGCCGCCCAGATTGCCCAGGCTGGCGGGCACGTGGTCAACACCGGGCTAAAGCTCATCTTTGTCTGCCAATGTGGGCAACGGCTGCTGGAAAAGGATGTATTCGCACTCACCCCCCGGCCCGTCAACGTGCGGCTGGAACGGATTCTGGATGAGCTGGATAAGCGGCAGCGTTAGTCGTGTTGTAATATATCTATGGTGTTGATATGATATACAAAAGTTGCTATAATGGGACATGAACGAATAACAACTCTGTCCGTGGCTGGACGAAGAAGGTAAGCAAACCAGACCGCTTGTCATCTGGCTTTTGACTCTCCCCGCTTACCGGGACAGCCACGAGCCGAAAGCCAGATGAGAGGCGGTTTGATTTTTAAGGATTAGAAAACAGATGAGTATCCGCGCAATGACGATTGTTTTTGATAGCAACGAGCCACCATCTAATAAGCTACTTCTACTGGCGCTTACCGATTTTGGTAACGATGATGGGCTCTCGATTTATCCGTCTCTGAATACCCTTGCTAAGAAAACATCTTTATCCCGGCGGCATGTGGTAAGGATTATTGCCGAACTGGAAGAACGGGGGATCGTAGCGGTTGACCGTGGGCAAACAAAGAAATCTAATCAATATCATGTCATCCTAAAAAAACTGATGGGTAGTGACACCATGTCACCAGGGGTAGTGACACCATGTCACCACTCTAGTGACACCATGTCACCCGATCCATTACTTAACCATGATATTAACCAACTACCTCTTGCGCCACAAACCGGCGCAAGGACACACAAAAATGGTCATCATCCTTTTTGGGAAGAGAGCATTTTACGATTAGCAGAAATCTTCGCAAAAGAGCGCGGGTGTTCCTTGCCCAATATCTCCCGTCCCGCGGATTTTGGAGAAGCGAAAGTACGATGGGTCAAGCCATTAGAGAAGATTCTCTCTCTTTGTGAAGGGGATGAGCAGAGGGCATCCCGATTGATCCAGTTATCCATCCAGCACATGATCGTCGATAGCCTGACCTTTTCCTATCCGCTCCAAATCCGGGATGTAGCTGAAAGCATGAACGCCGATCTATCCACGGGCAAGCTGCACGATGCCGGTCTGCAGCTCACCGAAGAAGAACAGACCGCCCGGTTTATTGCCAGCCTGAAGAGGGATTACGCATGAGCATCCAACAATTACCCGAAAACCTGAAAGCTATCATCCGTAACGGGGTTAAGCTGATTGGGGAAGAATACCCCGCCTATCCCGGCATGTGCGAGAACTGTGGGGGGCTGGGGTATATCTATGCCTTTGCTATCGAGAGCGGGCCGTACCGGGATGTACCCGGCAACGTGCCCAAAGGCTCCGTGATTAAAAGCATCGATGACCCGATGACGGGCTGGGCCTGGTACATCGGCAAGACCGCCAGCGGCGCATGCCCGGTCTGCAAGACCATCGGACGGGTGGCGACGAATAAGCCGATCAAACAGTACAACACGGCAGGACCGATCCGGAGATTGGCGGAGCATCAGCCAACACCCGCCGCGCAGATTGTGGATGCCGAAATGGAGAGTGTCGAATGACCTACGTCTATCTGTGCCTTATTCCTGTTCTGGTATCGCTTGTGTCGGCTGCGTTCCTGGGCTACGCCTGTTTGGTGGTGGGAGCCAGGGCGGACCGGCGGAACATCCATTGAAAGGAGCATCTTATGGTTTGGATATTCGTGTTGAGTTTAACTGTCGCCGTAGCCTGCACCTACGCAATGGGGGCGTTGAAGCAGGAGCGGGGGCGGGTGATCGTCCATTACGCCGGGCGCGCGCCTGACGGTCGTGACAATGTTTTGGACGGGCTGGGCTGCGTTTACTCGATAGCTCAGTTGGGACAAGTGCTGGCGCTCTTGTGCGCGTTTGGGTCGGTGATCGCCATCTACGCCCATCTGATTCAGAACTGGCATTAACCGCCCTGCCCCCGCGGAGGTCGCCGACGGGGGCAGGGTTGCTAGCCTACAGGGGGAGGGCTGGCAAGGAACAGGATAGCAAAAATGAGCGAGAAAGTCAACACAAATGCTTGCGCAGCGCACGGTAGGGGGCATAACCCCGGTAGGGGAGGGGGGGCCGGTGGATAGCCGCATCCCGCGTATTTTTGTGTTGGTGCTGTTCGCCTGGCTATTCTGGGTTTGCGCCAAACAAATGCAGACCTGGAGCCGTGCGATGGTGGATGCGTCGGACCTGCAAGCCATGGCGGTGATCGGCGGTACGTTCTTCCTGGTGCTGGCGCTGCTGTGCATAGGGTGTGCGCTGATTTACAGCATCCAGGCGGCGACGGATTGGGGGATTGAGCGTTGGCGGGAGACAACCGAAATTGCCCAACAGTCGGGGCATCTGCGCATCATCCAGGCGATCTCGCATCTCACCGCGGATCAGGCCAAGCTGGCGCCGCACTACCAGTTTATCCAGACCGCCAGCCAGGTAACGGGGCCGGGGCATCGGGTGGAATATCTGATCACGCCCGAAGGTAATGTCAAGCTGGATGATGTGGTCATGTTCTTGAAGAAGTCTGACAACGTTTATGTGTATCACATCGGCTGGACATCGGACAAAACGGATGAGCGCGAAGCCATCCACGCGTTTACGTCCTGGTGTGTCTGGAACGGGTTTGCCGAGCCGCCGGCAGGCCCGCATGCGGCGCGCTGGGTGCTGCCGGAAAGCCGGGCGGCCTGTGCGGTATTTTTGGGGGTGAAGCTGTTGGAGGAATTGCCCCCCCACCCCACCTACACGGTGCGCCCGTCGCCCGTGGAAGATGACGACGAAGAAAGCGAGGATTGACATGGAAGGAAGTATTGGTTTGGCGTTGATGGGGCTGGTGTTGTTGTTTTCGATTGGTTGGCTGGTGGTTCAGGGTATCCGGGTGACGATGCGTACCAACCCGCGCGTGCGCGTGCAGCCCTTGTGCGGGCCGCAATGTCACGAACCTGCCTACAACCTGACCGGCTGGCAGCCGCAGCCACAAATACAACCCGCCAGGGTGCAGGAGAAAAAACATAAAGCCATCCCGCCCGCCCGTGTTGGTCAGCCCCAGCCGCTATACACGGAGAGCAACCCCCAGGTACAGACGGCGAGAATCCAGGCGTCGGTGGATGACCTGGAGCGCAGCGTGGCCCGCTGGCAGCGGCGGAACGTGCCCGCCCCTACCCCGTCCGAGCCGAGCGAAGTGTACGATGTCACCCGCGAGTTTCAACGGTTGGGGCGCAGCAAAGAACACAAATCAAAATAGCCAGCTACTAGCGTGTAGCCATCATGATAAGGAGCAACCATGACACATACCATTCCCCACGTTACCGACACTCTACCCACCAGCAAGTTAAGCCCGGATGTTGAACGTTACAAGCAGGCGTTCAAGGAGCTTGAGATGCCGGACAAAATCAGCATTGATAATATCTGCGCTCTGTTTCAGGAAGTGCCTGGGATGGGCGTTGTTACATCGTTTGAACTCGCCGGCAAGCTGGGGGAGTGGATTGTCGAATGGTGCGAGACCCATCCCAGGGACCGCAAAATCATCTACGGGCCGGGGCAAGACAAGGATGTTCCATGAAGCGCATACTGGTACTGGAGGGGGAACACCCCCTATCGTGGAATGAGTTATACAGCGGCAAACATTGGGCGCTCCGCCAGCAGCAAGCCAACCGCGCGCATGCGTTGGTGCGTGCGGCGCTGAACCCGGATGACCCGCTTTTTACCCGGCCTGTGACCATCAAATTTATCGTGTACTTTGCCCACCATCCCCAGGACGCCAGCAATATTTGTAGCAAGGTTTATGAGGATGGGCTGGTCGGCTGGTGGCTTTTGGATGATGGGCCGCTGTACGTGCGTTCCATGACCACCGAATCCAGGGTCGACAAAGCCCACCCGCGCATCGTGATCGAATGCGAAGAGATTGCCGGGGATGAGCCGGAACTGCTCAACGGCTGCGTGTTCACCTGCGCCGGGTGCGGGCGCAAATACACGCAGCTCGCCCGGCTCTTGGAACACCGGGAGTCGGGCGAGTGTGGCGGGGATGGGCAGGAATGCGATTAATCAATATCGCATAGCCGAATAAAACCCACGGGTTTGTTATCTATTAGTTGACGTATCATGGATTATTCGCTATGATAGGGTAGGGGAGCGTCCGCGTTCGTGCAAAGGAGCAATATGACCTGGATATTCGGAATCGATAGCTGGGAAGGCAATCTCATCATCAACGAGCCGGAGCTAAAGTTGGGTGGGGTGTCGTTCCTGATCCCGCGTATGAACTCCATCTCCGGCGCTCTGCACATGGATGATACCTTTCTCACCCAATGGGCAGAAGCGGAACCATTTATCCATTTCCCCTACTATGTCTATACGCCGTACTCGCCCGGCGCGGTCAACTGGGCCTGGCTGAAAGCACATCTCCCGGCAGGGGTGAAGCGGATAGCGGTGGATATTGAAGTGAAGCGCCCGGATTACCCGGCATGGGCTTACGCCGCGCAGGTGTATCAATTTCTGGATGATGTACAGATGTACGGCCTGAAGCCGGTCATCTATACCGGGGCCTGGTTTCTGGATACCCTCGATAGCTGGCCGGCATACGTTGAATATTGGTGGGCAAGATACCCCTATGCGCTGTACCCGCCCGACAGCCAGCGCATCACCTGGGCGGAGTTGCGCGTGAAGCTGGATGCGCTGGGGTGGAACCCGGCCTGCACCACCGGCACGTGCCACCTGTGGCAATGTTCAGGGGACCGCTACAAGCTGCCGGGGATGAATGACCGGGTGGCAGACATCAACGTGTGGGATGGAACGCTGAATGAGTTACGCGCCTGGGTCGGGGATAACGTAGAAGATGAGCCCACGCTGGAAGAGAAGGTTGAAGCGTTATGGATCTATCACCCCGAACTGCATCCGTGATTGACGATTTCCGTCACGGGCCTATCTATCCACCGAAAGGACATTAGGGATGACATACGATTGCACCAATGATGTAAAAGAGCATATCGGGCGGGTTCAAAAATGGATGGGTGACTTCGCCCGTCAAATCGTGGACCGCTCGAAATGGCACGATAAAAGCAAGCTCGAAGACCCGGTAGAGAAAGCACTTTTCGACCATTGGACGCCTGAGCTGCGCCGCCTGACTTTCGGGAGCGATGAATATAAGGTTGCCCTGGATGGGATGGGCGAAGGCGTGAAGCGCCACTACAAGGCCAATCGCCATCACCCGGAGCATTACGAGAACGGGGTGAATGGCATGACGCTGGTAGACCTGATCGAGATGGTTTGTGACTGGCAAGCAGCCGCGCAAGCCAAGAATACCAGCATCGATCTCCTTCATGCCGCCAAACGGTTCGGCTTGTGCGATCAACTGGTAGAGATTATTGCCAACACCCTCCGCGAGGATGACCTGTGGCGTATCGTCAACGGCGGCGCGGTGGACGGTGAATACTGCCCGCCTGAACTGCGAGATCGGCACGTGGAAGGATTTGAGCATCCGTGATTGACGACTTCCGTCACGAGCTGTACGCCAACCCGCCGCGCCTGTCTGCCCTGGTGACGGTGGCGCTGATCTGGTCATTTGGGTTCATGGCGGGGGTGCTGTTCGTGGGCGTGGTGCTGCTGTTGGGGAGGGTGTCATGAATCACCCTATGCGTATAACCGAATTGAGTGGAGTAGGGGGCTGCTACCAGCGCATCGCTGACCTGCGCCACCGCATTTACTACGATACGATGCTCGATGCGCTGGCGCTGGTGGATATGATGAAAAAGACCCGGCTGAACAACGGCGCAAAAGCGTGCGGAATGTGGTCAAACCAGGTGTTTGTAGGAAGAAATTAGGCACAATATAACACTATTTATCATGTGCCAAAGATGATTATGACTGAAAAGAACCCTACCCCCAAACAGCGCGCATTTATCGAGGCATACCTGACTTGTTGGAATGCTTCCGAGGCGGCGCGGCAAGCGGGGTATACAGGAAAGGCGAACGTTATCGGCCCGCGCTTGTTGGCAAATGTTAGCATCAAGGCCGCCATCAAACAACGCCTTGACGAAAAGGCCCTGGCTGCCAATGAGGTATTGGCGATTATCTCGGATCAGGCCCGCGGCGACATGGGCGAATTTCTCGATATTAGTTCGGTTGCGTTTCAGGTGAATCTCGCTCGCGCCAAAGAGAAGGGCTTGACCAAGCTGATCAAGAAGGTTAAGCAACGCACCACTACCACCCTATCGAAGGAAGGCATAGAGACTGAGACAAGTGATATTGAGATTGAGTTGTATGACGCGCAGTCAGCAGCCGTTCACATGGGCAGGCATCACGCTCTGTTTACGGATAACCACGACGTTACCAGCGCGGGCCAACCCATCACCATGATTGAAGTCATCAAAGACTATGGAACTGGTCAGACAGACGAACGGTAAATTGACGCTTGGGCTTCATCCTGGGCAAACTCAAGCCTGGGATAGTCAGGCGCGCTTTACGTTTGTCGTGGCCGGTACGCAGTCGGGCAAGACTTCGTTTGGTCCCTGGTGGCTGGCGCGTGAGATCGACCGGGCGGGGGATGGGGACTATCTCGCCGTGACCGCCACGTATGACCTGTTCAAACTCAAGATGCTGCCGGAAATGTTACGCACCTTTACCGGGATCTTGGGCGGCTGGATCTGGCAGGCGTCCGACCGGGTATTGTACAAGGGCGAGAGTCGAATTGTGCTGAGAAGCGCCAATGCACCCGGAGGGCTGGAGTCTGCTACCGCAAAAGCCGCATGGCTGGACGAATGCGGGCAGGACGAATTCTCCCTGTCTGCCTGGGAAGCGGTACAGCGCCGGTTGTCTCTCTCGCGCGGGCGGGTGCTGGGCACGACCACTCCCTATAACCTGGGTTGGCTCAAGAAGGAAGTCTACGACCGCTGGCGCGCCAAAGACCCGGATTATCGAGTGATCCAATTCAAAAGCACCATGAACCCATCCTTCCCGATGGAAGAATACCGCCGGGCAAAGGCGACCTTACCCGCTTGGAAGTTCAACATGTTTTATAACGGCGAATTCACCAAGCCCGCCGGGATGATTTATGACTGCTTCGAAGATGAGATCCATATCGTGCGGCCCATCCCCCTACCCCCCGAATGGCCGCGCTATTTCGGCAACGACTTTGGAGCGGTCAATAACGCTTCGGTGTGGATTGCCGAGAACCCGAATAACAATACGTTCTACCTGTATCGAGAACGCAAAGCGGGCAGCCTATCCACCAACGAGCATGTTGGGGCGATCTGTGAATTGGAAGAGGGAGAACACATCGTAGCGCGGGCGGGCGGGGCCAAAAGCGAACAGCAGCAGCGTTGGGACTGGAGCGCGGCGGGGATGAGCGTGCAAGAACCCATCGTAGCAGATGTAGAGGCGGGAATTGACCGGGTGTACGCCCTGATCAAGGCCAAGCGCCTGTTTGTGTTCGACACCTGCGCGGGTGTGCTGGACGAAATCGGCACATATAGCCGGGAGCTGGATGATATGGGGCAACCGACCGAGAAGATCAAGGACAAAGAAACATTTCACTTCTTGGATGCCCTGCGCTATTGCGTGCAGCATATTGGTATGACCGCCGAAATGGTAGACGATCCTTTTTCTGACTGGTAGGAGTGCTTAGACATGGGACTAATTGACAATATCAACGCATGGCTGAAATCTCGTATCGTGGGCTGGCTGGAAGGTGGCAACGACCCCACCTACGGAGACCGCTCGCAAAGCATGGCGAGCAGGCGCTATTACCGCCTGGGCGCACAAAAGCGATTCCTGCGCCGTTCTCGTGAAGGCTACGATGATAACGTGGTGGGCAACTTCCTGGGCCTGGCCCTGGACCGGGGCATCTCGCTTCTGTTCGGCAAGGAAATCGAGTTTGAGTGGGAAGAAGGCGTTGATGATGCCACCGTTGAATATATTGATGACATCTGGGAAGCTAACAATAAGCCCATCCTGTTACACAAACTTGCCATGTACGGCGGGGAAGATGGGACGGTGTTTGTCAAGTTAGTCCCCGATGAAGAGAAGGGCTGGCGCATTATTGCCCAAGACCCAATCTTCAAAGACATCCTGACCGACCCGGATGATGACGAAAAGGTGATCCGCTACGTCACCCAGTACAAGACCAGGGACATCGACGGGGAAGAAGTCGCCAAGCGGGAAACGATATTGGCGGGCAACTATGAAGACCTGACCCAACCGCTCACGCATTGGCTCATTCGCAACGAAATCAACAGCCGCAGCACGGGCGGTAAGTGGGTCATCGTGAGCGAGAACGTATGGCCCTACGTGCAAGCGCCGCTCATCCATTGGCAGAATCTGCCGATGGTGGGCACGGCCTGGGGGATGCCTGATATTGCCGATGATGTGATCGAGCTTCAGGATAAGAGCAACTTTGCCATCTCCAACGTCAATCGGATTATTCGCCTGTTCGCCCATCCCTTCCGCTGGTCGCGTGGGTTTGGCGGGGCAAAAGTGGCAGGTGCAGCCAACGCAGAGATGGATACCGGGCCTGACAAGATGCCCAACGTGGATAGCCCAACTGCCGAAGTCAACCAGCTCCCGCCCGTGGGAGATGTGCCGGGGGCGGTGGGGCATGCACAAAACTTGCGCCAGATTATCTTTGACACCACCCGAAACACCGATATCAGCAGCATGAAAGATAAAGTCGGAGCCTTGACCAACTTCGGCTTGCGGATTTTGTTCTATGATGCGCTGCAAAAGCTGGAAACCAAGCGCAACCTATACGCATGGGGCATACGGGAAATCAACCGGCGCATCCTGATATTCTCGAATATGGAGCCGAAAGATTGCACGATCACGTGGAAAGACCCCTTGCCCGTGGATGAGACGGCCTTGCGTACCAACCTGGAAGCGGATATGAGGATGGGCGTGGTGAGCAAAGAGACCATAGCCAAGCGGCTTGGCTATGATTGGGAGAAGGAAGAGAAGCTCATCGAAGAACAGCAGCAGGCAACGGATAATGTCGGGGCGCAGATATTGCGCGCTTTTGACCGCACAGGCGGGGCAATGAATGAACGCATGGGAGGGAACCAACCGAATGAGCGAATGCAGAATAAACAGCCGGCCAATCTTCGTACATGATTCGTCCAGGCTCACTCTAGCCAGGCTGTTTGCACAGATGGGCTATACCCGCGGCGTGGAAATCGGCACGGGCGGCGGCGTGTATGCGGAAGTGTTGTGCCGGAATATCCCAGGCTTGCGGCTGGTATGCGTAGACCTGTGGCGGCCCTACGATGGGTATATCGATTACACCAGTGTGGATTATCTGGAGCAGGACTACCGGCGCGCACAAGAGTTGTTAGCGCCCTGGTGTGTTGAGTTAATCCGTAAAGAGAGCATGGATGCCCTGACAATATTTCAAGATGGGGAGTTTGATTTCTGCTACATCGATGCCAACCACCGCTCGCCCTGGGTAGACAACGATATCTACTGGTGGTCCAAGAAGGTTCGCAGCGGTGGTATTGTCTCAGGGCACGATTATTCCAGGGAACATCTTGACGTAATGCAGGCGGTGGAACGATTAGCACCGGGAGATTTCTATGTGACGAGTACGACATCGGAGATTCCGTCCTGGTATTGGGGGAAACGATGACCTGGCAGGACATCCCCGTCTTTGTCACCGGCGGTACTGGCTTTGTGGGCCAATACCTGATTCGCCACCTGCTTCATTCGGGGGCGTGCGTAACCGCTCTGGTGCGGGATGATGTGCTTACCCCCCTCCCCTGCCCTATCAACCGCATTCACGGAGATGTATGCAACCAAAAGCTGATCGAGCGCGTACTCAACGAATACAACATATCGACCGTGTTTCACCTGGCAGCGCAGGCAGATGTCACGTTTGCCAATGAGCATCCATCAAATACCTATGAGACGAATATCCTTGGCACGGTCTCCGTACTGGACGCCGTGCGGCGCATCAAGCCTGAGGCGATGGTGGTTATTGCCTCATCGGACAAAGCGTATGGGGATGCAGATACCCTACCCTACACGGAGGAAACGCCGCTGGTAGGGCGCAACCCGTATGACTGCTCTAAGTCATGCGCGGACCTGGTGGCGCTGTCCTATCTCCATTCCTTCAACATGCGTATTGCCATTACCCGCTGTGGCAACATCTACGGCGGGGGCGATACCGACTGGAAGCGGCTGGTCCCTAATACGATTAGGCGCATCGTGCGCGGGCAGACGCCCGTTGTGTACGGCTATGGGGATGAGACACGGGATTTCTTCTATGTGGAAGACGTGGTAAACGCCTATCTCACTCTTGCCGAGAAAGACGCCCGCGGGCCGTACAATTTCAGCATGGGCCAACAGATCAGCGTGAGGGAGATGATTGAGACCATCTGTATATTGATGGATGAGCCGTGCCAGATTACGGCGCTTAACAATCCAAGGGGCATGATTAAGCACCAATGGCTGAACAGCACGCGGGCGCGGGTGGAGTTGGGCTGGAAGCCGCTGTATACCCTGGAAGAAGGGCTGGCAGAGACAATCAAGTGGTATCGGGAGTATTTGGGATGAACGTCCCCGTACACGGCCGCATCGTGGGCGAGGAAGAGCGCGCCAATCTGTACGCGGTGGCGGATAGCGATTGGTACACCGCTGGCCCGTGGTGCGCTAAGTTTGAGAAGAAGCTGCGCGAATATTTAGGCGTGCGGCATGTGACCTTGTGCAATTCGGGTTCATCTGCCAACTTATTAGCGGTGTCTGCCCTGGAGCTAGAGCCAGGGGATGAAGTCATTACCACGGCGGTCAATTTCCCGACTACCGTCAATCCTATTCTCCAGGTGGGCGCTATCCCCGTCTTTATCGATGTCACCCTGCCGCACATGGTAGCAGACGCAAGCCAGTTGGAAGCGGCGCTATCGGACAAGACAAAAGCGGTCGTGCTGGCGCATACCCTGGGCTATCCGTTTGATGTGGCGGCGGTGGTGGATTTCTGCAAGGAATACAGCCTGTATTTAGTCGAAGATTGCTGTGATGCGTTAGGGAGTGAATATGATGGAGAGCGTGTCGGATCATGCGGGATTTTCTCAACCTACTCTTTCTATCCTGCCCACCAGATTACCACCGGAGAAGGGGGCGCAGTTGCTACGAGCCATCCTAGGCTGGATAAACTCGCTCGATCTTACCGAGATTGGGGCCGTGATTGCTGGTGTGAACCCGGACACGACGATACATGTGGGCGAAGATGGTCAGGTGACTATGACCATAAATATACGTATTCGCATATAGGCTACAACCTGAAAATGGATGAGTTCGGCGGTGCAATAGGCGCGGCGCAAATGGATAGGCTACCTGAGTTTGTAGAAAAGCGCCGCCATAACCACGCCTATCTTCTGCAACTGGCACAAGCGCAGGGATTACAGGATTATTTTGATTTGCCATTCCCTGAACCGTTCTACAACCCATCCTGGTTCGGCTTCTCCCTTATCAGCCGCGGCGAAGTGAACAGGAATGACATCTGCCGGTATCTCGATAGCGTCGGCGTGGGCAACCGGCCGGTGTTCGGCGGGAATCTCTTGCGGCAGCCCGCTTATGCCCACATCCCCCACCGCACCATCGGCAACCTTTATAACAGTAACGTGGTACATAACAATGCCTTTTGGATCGGCTGCTGGCCCGGTCTGGATGACCGCCAGTTGGAATATGCTATCGAAATGATTGTGAAATATATTGGGAGGGAACATGGATAACGTCTTGATTACGGGGGGGTCGGGCTTCATCGGTCATTGGCTGCAAGAGCGGCCCTTCGGCATGTGCGTGAGCCTGACCCACTACTTGTATGACCACTCAGAATGGATGGATGCCAAATGGCGCTATATCATCCACCTGGCCCCCGTGCCCGTGGATGATGTGATCACCTGCGCCCGGCGCTCGAATGCCCATATCCTGTACGCATCCTCCGGCGGCGTGTATGACCGGGAGCCGGATGAGTATTTCCGCATGAAGCTGGAAGATGAGAAGAAGCTCTTGGCATCTGGTTTGAACGTCAAGATTGCCCGTATCTTCACCACCTGCGGGGCGCGGATGAAATGGGAGCGTTACGCCATTGGCAACTTTATCAAGCAGGCGGAGCGGGGCGGCCCGATCAACGTCCAATCCTACGGGCTGGTCGTGCGCTCGTACATGTACGGGTCAGACCTGGCAGAGTGGTTGTGGTGCATCTTATTAGATGGCAAGCCGGGCAGCGTGTATAACGTAGGTTCGGATGTGCCCCACTCCACGCAAGAGTTAGCCTGGGAGATTGCCGGGCATTACGAACCCAAGCCGCAAATCAACATCATCCGCAAGATGGAGAACGAAGCGCGCCCATTTTACGTGCCGGATACCCGGCGCGCTGAGGATGAGTTGGGGCTGTCTATCAAAGTGCCGTTTGAGGATGCGATCAAGCGCACCGTGGAGGATTACCGCAATGAGAGATAAATGCCCCCTGTGCGGTAGTACCCGCCGCCTGGACGATTGGAAGATGGCATTCCTTGTGCCGGACGGCTGGCCCAACCCGACCACCAATACTATCTGTCTCTGCCTGGATTGCGGTTTGGTCTACTACGATAACGACATGACCCAGGCGGATTATGATGAGTATTATCGCAAATATTACGGCTATGATGGGAATGAGCATAGCATCAATAACGAGATTCGACTAGACGAGATTGCAGATCTGGCCGCCCAACATGCCGAAAAGGAAGATCTGATCGTAGACTTCGGTGGTGGTAATGGTTATTTGGCAAATCGATTGCATCTTATGGGATACCGCGCTCAATCGGTCGAAGTCGGGCAGGCGTTACCCAAGAATATCGACCTGCTCATCTCTGCCCAAACCTTAGAACACCTGTACGACCTGCGCCCGATTGTCGATATGCTGGTGGCTGCGCTATCCTACAAAGGCAAGCTGCTGATCGAAGTGCCGAACTGCCTACGCATGGCGAATATCACCACCATGCCCATTCTCGATTACCATCAGAAGCATGTCAACCACTTCACGCCGCAGACGCTAGATCGCCTGTTTGCGCTGTACGGCTTTGCGCCTGAGTACATCCATATTGGCGAGACTCCCTGCTATTTCGGGCAGCACTACCGGGCGCTGTATACCCGTCACCTACAGGAAGTGAATTACAAGCAGGCCATGATGACGGTGCATGACCGGGTAGAGAACAAGATTGCCAAGATGCGCCACATTGACGGCCCGGTGATTGTGTGGGGCTGCGGCGACCTGTGCTTGCACATGCTGACCAAGGTTGACCTGGATATCGCCTATTACGTGGATAACGACCCGGCTTTCAAGGGTGCGACCATTGGCGGCAAGCCGGTAAGGGAGTTTGTCACCAACACGTACCCAATTGTGGTGATTGCCCAAAATCAGGCATCGGGGATACTCAAGCGCATCAAAGAAAGCCATTTGCCCAATGAGGTAATTGTCCTATGAGCCAACAAATCAAAGGTGTAACCCTGCGCAACCGGGACCGCGCCCCCTTGCACTCTATCGCACCATTGGATCACCCGCTGGTAATCTACCTGGAACCGACCAACGTGTGCAACTTCCGCTGCGTGTTCTGCCCGACTGGGGATACGAAGCTGGTCAAGCAGCACCGACCCGTGGGCATGATGGATTGGGAGTTGTGGAAAAAAGTCATCGACGATTTCAAGGCATTCGATAAGCCTGCTGAAAATGCCCATCTGTTCAAAGACGGCGAAAGCACCATCCACCCCCGCTTTCTGGATATGCTGGGCTACGTGCGTGATAGCGGCATCGTCAAGAAGCTGTGGATCAAGACCAACGGCTCGAAGCTTTCCCCGGAATACAACGAAGGGCTGATCGCCAACGGCCTGGATAACATCGGGATCTCTGTGGAGCACGTGCATGTCGAAGGCTATCTGGAACGCTCCAAGGTCCATTTTGATTACGAAAAGCTGAGGGAAAACGTAGCAGATTTGTACCAGCGCCGCCGTACGTGCAAGGTCTACGTCAAAATCCCCTACCAGGGCTTGACGGAAGAGGAGATCGCCAAGTTCTACGCCGACTTCACCGACCGCTGCGACTACATTGGCGTGGAGAAGTATCACGGTTGGTCAACGCCTGAGCTGGCAGATTTTACCCTTGGGTATAACGTGAGTGATACCTATGACGGCGACCCAAAGACCGACAAGATTGTCTGCCCCTGGACGCTGTTTGAGTTCACCGTCAACTGGAACGGGGCGGTATCCATGTGCCCGGAAGATTGGGCCTGGAAAACGATTGTGGGGGATGTCTCGAAAGAGCGCATCATCGATATTTGGAACGGGGAACGCATGTTTGCATTCAGGAAGATGCACCTGGAAGGGCGCAGGCGTGACAACATCGCTTGCCGTGGGTGCGATTTCATGAAGACGTTACCCGACAACGTTGACCCGTGGAGGGCGGAGATATTGGAGCGATATGAGCAACGAATGTCTAATCATCGCTGAGATTGGCATCAACCATAACGGCAGCCTGGACACGGCCCTACAACTGATTGCCGCCGCCAAAGACGCCGGGTGCAATGCGGTGAAATTTCAAAAGCGCACCGTGGAATTGTGCTACACGGCGGAAGAACTTGCCCGCCCGCGAGAATCTATCTTTGGTCATACCAATGGCGACCTGAAGCGCGGGTTAGAGTTTGGCTATGAACAATACGCAGCAATTGACAATTACTGCCAGTCAATCGGGATGCTGTGGTTCGCTTCCTGTTGGGATGTGCCTGCGGTGGGGTTTATCGACCAATTTCACCCGCCCTATTTCAAGATTGCGTCGGCCTGCCTGACAGATGACCATCTCTTGCGGGCGGTGCGTGCCACCGATAAGCCCATCATCCTATCTACGGGCATGAGTACGCTTGCGGATATCGATCATGCCATTGACGTATTGGGACGCAATCGCTTGACCTTGCTCCATTGCGTAGCCACCTACCCGGCGTACAACGATGAACTCAATCTCAGGTGCATCCAGACTCTACGGGAGACCTACGGCCTGCCCGTGGGCTATTCCGGGCATGAGTTGGGGCTGGCATCCACCGTGGCGGCTGTGGCGCTGGGGGCGTGCATGGTGGAAAGGCATATCACCCTATCGCGGGAAATGTGGGGGTCTGACCAAGCCGCCAGCCTGGAGCCGCACGAACTGAAAGAGTTGGTGCGGGATATCCGCTTTGTGGAAAGCGCGATGGGTGACGGCGTGAAGCGAGTGATGGAAAGGGAAGTACCTGTCATGAAGAAGCTGAGGAGGGCGTATGCGCTGTAGTGATGCCATTTGGGAGATTGTGAGCGAGTACTGCGATACCGTGTTCTTCGTGCCCGGCGGGCAGGCGGCGTTCCTGGTAGACAGCCTGGGGCAATCGGGCCTAAAGCATATCTCCATGCTCCATGAGCAAGGCGCTGGCTTTGCGGCGTGCGGCTATGCTCAGGCAACGGGCAAGCTGGGCGTATGCCTGACCACCAGCGGCCCCGGTGCGACGAATGCCATTACCCCCTGCTGGGCAGCCTGGGCGGATAGCATCCCGGTTCTGTTTATCTCAGGGCAAGCCAACCTGAACCCAAATGAAGATTTGCGGGTAAGGGGAGTGCAAAGCGTGGATATTATCAGCATCGTGAAGCCGATTACGAAATGGGCGCACCAGGTCAGGCCGAATGAAATCATCGCCAGTATGACTACCGTCATCGTCGATGCATTTCAGGGCCGTCATGGTCCCTGCTGGTTGGATATCCCTTTGAGCGTCCAGGCGGAGGAGATATGAGATGCTATCAAACGAAGAAATGGTTATGAATAGACTATATAGATATGAGTTTCCTGACGATGAAGGGTGTATTTTCTACTGGTTGCTTGATGATAAGTATTGGTCTTTTATGGCTTTTGCAAAGGATGGTACGGGAAGTGCTGAACTTTTGAAGACTATGATAAACGCCTTCAACCAAGGCACTCAAGTATGAACCGCCCTGTAATCCTGATTGGAAATGGCTTACGCAGCAACCCGGCGCTTTTGGAGTCTTTGGGAAGAATGAATATCCCCATCCTGACAACCTGGATGGCAGCCGATCTCATCCCTGAAGAACACCCCGCCTTTTGCGGGCGGCCTGGCATCCTTGGACAGCGCGCCGCCAATATCATCCAGCAAAAGGCGACCCAATTGTTCGTTTACGGTGCAAGGCTGGATGAGCAGCAGGTGTGCTACCGATATGACAACTTTGCCCCTCACGCCGCCCGCTATCTTTACGAGATTGACCCGGAGGAGATTCATAAGCTTGGGGATGCTTTCAAGAGCATGGCGATTGCGCCTATCATCGACGATAACCCCGACTGGCTCAACTGGTGTAAGGCGCTGTACCACCAGATGCGCCCTGAGCTGGAAGGCGTAGAAGATATCGGATGGGTAGACCCGTTCCATTTTGTCTCTGCCCTATCCGACTACGCCGAACCGGATGACATCATTATCGCCGGGGCGGGCAAGGCGGGCGAAACGTTGATGCAGGCGTTCAAAGTCAAGGCGGGGCAACGGCTCCTGACCATGAGTACATCCGGCGCGATGGGCTATGACATCCCGCTATCCATTGGGGCTTGCATGGGTACGGGGCGGCGTGTGCTGTGCGTGACGGGTGATGGTGGCTTTCAACTCAATATTCAGGAGTTGGAAGTCATCCGGCGGCTGAAGCTGCCGATCCAATTTTTCGTTCACTCCAACAATGGCTACGGCTCGATTCGCGCCATGCAGCGCACCCGCTTCGATGGGCGGGTGGTGGGGGCGGACCCGGAAAGCGGCTTTACTATCCCGCGCCTGGCAGAGATTGCCGAGTGCTACGGGCTGGATTACCAATGTATCCAATCACTAGACTCTCCCGTGGAGTTCACCGGGCAGTTGATTGAATTGATGGTTGACCCGGATTACCAGCAATATCCACGGGTGGCAACATCGCTTGTGGATGGGAAATGGGTACAGGATGATATGCAAAATATGATGCCCAAGATACCCGACCTGGATGAGTTGATGAGGTGGAATGGATGACCGAACCAACGCAGAATGAGATCATCCGCATCGTGGAGCAGTACCGGGCCGCGCTTGCCCGCCGGGACGCGGCGGCGCTCAGCCGCCTGACAGATGCCTATCAGCGCCTATACGGGCGGCTGAAAGATAAGATTGACCTGTTGGTAGTTGAGTTGGAGAAAGGCCCGTTGACCCAGGGGCAGTTGACCCGCATGGCACGTTACAAATCGCTCATGAGCCAGATTGAGACAGAGTTGACCGATTATCAGGTCATCTTGCGAAATGAGATATCCGTGGTGAGTTCCCAGGCGATTGCCAACGCCGGGCAGGACGCGGCAAAGCTGGCGCGCATCCTGGCCGGCACATCTGGGGTAAATGTCATGTGGAACAGGCTCCCCGCGGATGCAATCAAGGCGCTGCTAGGGTTCTTATCCGAGGATGGGCCGTTATACGCACGCATCCAACAACTCGCCGGGGTGAATGCAGAGAAGGTGGCACAAGCCATCATAGAAGGCGTGGGCCTGGGCAAGGGGCCACGGGAGATTGCCGGTCTCATCCGTGACAGCCTGGGCGGGGGGTTATCGGATGCGTTGCGTATGACACGCACGGTACAGTTGTGGTCATATCGAGAATCTACCCGTGCCAACTATCTCAACAATAGCGATGTGGTGCAAGGCTGGATTTGGTATGCGGATTTAGCAGGTGATCCGTGCATGGCTTGCATCGCTCAGCACGGCACAATCCACGGGCTGGATGAGATTTTGGACGATCATTACAACGGCAGATGCGCCATGATCCCGATTGTGCCGGGGATGGATAACCCCGTCGAGCAGGGCGGCGAAGATTGGTTCTCGCAACTGCCGGAAGCCAAGCAGCGCGAGTTGATGGGACCGGAAAAGTACATCGCCTGGAAAGGGGGAGCGTTTGACTTCTCCGCCCTGGCGGGTAAGCATAACGATAGCGTGTACGGCGACATGACCATCGAAACACCGCTGTGGGAGTTGTTGGGCGTGGAGCCACCCACAAGGACACAATAATGCACATCATCACCACCGGAACTATTACAACACCTTGCACAGATGCGAGCATGTTGCAATCTATAGAAAGTTATGCTACACTCGATAACAGAACGCGGATGCTACTCATGACCTTGCGCCGCGCGCTGATCATGGTGCTGGCTGCCTTGGAAGATTATCTCCAAATGGAGCGCAGCATCAAATAACAAAACGCCCGCGCCATTTGGCCCCGGCAAAACCGACGAACCGCCGCTTATGCGCCCGTTCCGAAAATGGAACGGGCGTTTTGCATTTTAACCACAGGAGATGACGAGATGTCAGAACCAGTACAACCCGAAGCGGTAGTCCAGGTGACAGCCGCCCAAACCCCGGAAGCTGAGACAGTCGAGGGGGAAAAGTACGACGCCGCCCGCGCAATGGCTTTGATTGAGAAGTTGCGCGCAGAAATCAAGGAACTCAAACCCAAAGCAAAACAGGCCGAAGAGTTGAGCCAGGCAGAGCAGAAACGCAAGGAGGCCGAGATGACCGAAATGCAAAAGCTCCAGGCGCAGCTTGAAAAAGCTAATGCCGACCTGAAAGCCACAAGGCTATCGGACCTCCGGCGCCAGGCCGCCATTGACGCGGGTTTGCCCCTTGCGTTTGCCGATAGGCTCAAAGGTGAGACGCCCGATGAGTTGAAGGATGACGCAAAAAAGCTGCTGGCAGCCATACCAGCACCCAAGCCGCCAAACCTGAGCGCGACTAATCCCGGCGCTGGCGCAAGCCAGGGGGAAACACCCGCACAAGCGTTGGCGAGAATCCACGGTCAGAGTGTCAATATTTTCGATCCCCGCTGGGTGAAAGAACATGGCGGTGGGGTCGTTATCAAGGACAATCTGACCGCTAAGGAGTAATTAATATGCCTCCCAATACTGAAGCCGACATCGCAACCTTTATTAACACGGTGTGGGCGGATGCTTTACTGGTTGCTCGCGAAAATCAAGTTATGACACCACTCGTTACCACGTTTGGTGATCGGCAAGGATTAGCCGTACGCAAAAACGCAAAATACGGCACGATCGTGTTCAACCAGATTGCAGAAACCGATGATCTAACATCGCAGTCTCTTACCCCCTCAGTAGATCAGACCTTAACGCCGTATGAATACGGCGCTCAAGTCTTCATGACCGATAGCCGAATCGAAACCGATATTTATTCATATCGGGAAGATTGTATGCAGGAGTTCGGCGCGGCTTATGGTCAGAAACTTGATAGTTACCTGGCTGGTCTATTCTCCAGTTTCACTGGGGGTACAGTCGGTGGAACAACCACCAATATGACCTGGGCCACCTTCTTGGCTGCTCGTACCAAGATGCAGAGGGCGCTAGCCCCCCAACCCTGGCGTTGTGTTTTGACACCTGAGCAATACATGTGCCTCGGCACAGCGATTGCTCCTGGTGTTACCGTAACCAACGCCCCAGAGCTTCAGGATGAGTTTATTCGCCGGTACTATGTAAATACCATTGGCGGAGTCGATATTTTTGTCGATGGGAATATTACCGCAGCCGCAACTGTAGCCGGTGGCATGTTCAGCCCCAATGCAATTGCACTCGATATGCGCCGCCCGCTCAGGATCGAGCCAGATCGAGATCCGTCAAAACGGGGTGTCGAGTTGAATGCCTCATCCGTTTATGCGTACGGCGTTTGGAGACCACAGTACGGCGTGGTTATCCTAACCGCTGGTACTGCTCCAGTAGCGTAAGGGAGAGAATAATATGTCTCAACTAGATGGTTTGAACGCAAGCATCACGATCCCCCTGGGCGCTGGCACAGTAAGCGCAGGCACATCCATCAGCTTGATCATGTCTATCCCTGGAACGCTTTACGGCGGCGGTATCACCATCAAGAAAATCTGGTACTGCGCCAATAAAGCGGTTGCCGCGGGTTCGGCTCCCTCGCTTGCAATCCTGGGGCTGACTTCCGCCGGCGGGACCGCTGCCACCTACAGCACGAATGGATCTGCTGCGCTGACTGCCGGTACTCCCATCGCCGGGACGATTGACACCGCTTGGGTTCCTGGAACGGTATCGTTCCTGGGACTCAAGTACGGGCATGAGAACCTGGCTGCATCCAGCACCCAACTGACCTGTAACATCGTATACGCCATCGGGCGCGGCAGCGCTTAATGGTGTGCCACTAATGGTAAAAACGCCGGGCTTGGGCCTGCATCCCTCCGCAGGCCGACAAGGGGCTGCCGCACCCCGCCCGGCGTTGTGCGGCGGGAGGGAATGAATGCGTATCATGTGGCTTTCTAACGCCCCGTGGTCGCCCAGCGGCTATGGGCAGCAGTCGGGAATATTTCTCCCCCGGCTGGCAGACCTGGGGCACACAATGGCGGTAACGTGCTTTTATGGGTTGGAAGGCGGGCAAGTCAACTTCGGTAAATTTATCTGCTTTCCTAAAGGTGGTCATCCCTATGGCAACGACATCGCATGGCAGAACGCAAAGATCGGGTTCGGCGCGGATATCATGATTTCCTTGATGGACACTTGGGTAATGAACCCGGAAGAATATCCGCCCGGCTTCCGCTGGGTTCCGTGGTATCCGGTAGATTCTGACCCCATGCCGCCGATTATCAGGGGTAAATTGTCGCTTGCCCACAAGCGCATCTCGATCAGTATGCACGGGGTCAAGATGACGCACAACGCCGGGCTGGACTGCTATTACATCCCGCACGGGATTGAAACCAAGCTGTTCAAGCCGATGGACAAGAAAGAGAGCCGGGCAAAGTTGGGACTGCCTCAGGATAAATACGTGGTAGGAACCGTGGCGATGAACAAAGGCAACCCTAGCCGGAAGTGCTTGGCAGAGATGATGGAAGCCTTTGCGCGTTTTCACAGGCGACACCCGGACAGCCTGTATCTGTTGCAATCCGGCACGGGCGAGAACCAAATGGATTTGGTCAACCTGCCGGAGCTGGCGCGCGTCCTGGGCTTGCAAGTTGGGGTGGATGTGATCTTTCCCGATCAGTACGCGCTCTTCCTGGGCTTCCCGCAAGACATGATCGCCACCGTCTATAACTGTATGGATGTGCATCTCATCACCACGCGCGGCGAAGGGTTTGGCATCCCGATTTTGGAAGCGCAGGCTTGCGGCGTGCCGGTCATCACCGGCGACTGGACGGCATGCAAAGAATTGTTTTGGGCCGGGCAGCTCCTTGACAAGGAGAAAGACGCAGAGCGCGAGTACACCGGGCTTGCCAGCTACAACTTCCGCCCGCATATCAGCGCCATTGACGCGGCGCTTGAAGAAGAATACCGGAACCCATCCGATACCCAATGGGCGGTGGAATGCGCTAGGAACTACGATGCTGATCTCGTCACCGAGAAATACTGGAAACCCACCCTGGCAGAAATCGAGGCGTCGCTATGAAGCCGAAGCCGAAAGACGCCGTAATCTTGCAACAGGGCTGGCCCGAAGCCGGGCCGTTTGCCGATATGATGCGCCTGACCTACCAGCGCCACGCCGCCTATGCAATGGCGCACGGGATGGAATACTGGGCGGTCAACGCCTTTATCCAGCCTGACCTATGGCCCGGCGGGTGGGGCAAGATATGGTTACTCCGCCAGTTATGTGATCAGCATTACGAGCATATCTTTTGGGTGGATGCAGACGCAGCCATTATGGATATGGAATGTGACCTGAGAAGCGCCCTGCCGGAAGGCAAGCTGATCGGCGCATGTGAACATTGGGCAGAGTGGTTCCCATCGCTGGATATCCCCCGCCATTACAACGTGGGGGTGTTGTACTTGCGGAACGACCCGCGCACGCGTGAATTCTTGGATGAGTGGTACGCTGCCTATCCGGGGCATCCCCGCTGGTTGGATCAGGGCAGCTTCAACGAAATGGTAACGGGCAAATATGCCAGTATCTTTGCCAGCCTGGACGCAAGATGGAACGCGACCTATCGGGTAAACGAGTGTGAAAGACCTTGTGTCCAGGCATGGCATGGAGTCATGCCGGAAGCCAAGCGCTTCGGCATGATGTCAAATTTATTACGAGATGACTTCTTGAGATTTAGAGTATAGGAGTAGACAATGGCTAAATGGGCTTACAACGGGATTGCAGATTACGGGCTGAATGGTGGATTTCAACAGGTGGCAAATCGGGTTTGTATTGCCACAGCGCAGCCTGCGACTTATGCGAACTTTGGCGCGTATGCAGTCGGTACCCTGGCATGTGCAAGCGCGAACTTTACGCTTGGCACGGGTGACACCAACGGGCGAAAACTGACCTACGGCCCGGCTACCATCGTGGTCGGCACAACCGGCACAGTCACCAATATCTGTTTCGCAGCCACGACCGGGAGCGGTACGCTGGTCTTCGTGGGCACATGCGCCCCGACCGCCGTGACCGCCGCGGGTACGGTGGTTCTTGCGGCCTGGGATGTAGACGAGATCAACGACCCGACTTAGGCGAATATGGCAAAAGCAGTCGCAATGAGCATCGGGATACCGGGAACGGAAATCTCGATTAATTACAACACTTCCAATCTGCGGATCACCTCCGTAGATTGGTCTATCCCGCAATCGGGGATTGTGGCGCGTGCGCGCATTTGGGACGATGGCAACCTGGTTTATGACCGGACGGTCGCCGGTCCTGCTACCGGCAGTGAAAATGTTCCCGGTCAATATCGCGTGCGCCAGGTGACAGAAGATGGGCAGACTTTTTTTGACTTACCCGCTAGTCTGACTTATACCATCAATGTAGAAACGATAGGCGGGTAGGCGGGTAAATGGCCCCTGTTCATGTCCAAACCCAAGTTGCCAGCGGAACCGCCGCGCTTGGAACCCTCACCTACAGCAGCTTCGCGGTAGGAAGCGGCTCTAATCGCTCGCTGGTTGCCTATGTGCTTTGGCGTGATGACACAGGAGTAGCGCCTCCCACGGTTTCATCGGTTGTCTTTGGGACAGCCGCGCTCACCTACCGGAATCGCAGCCGCCTGAATTATGCGGGCGATAACTATCTAACCGCTGAAATCTGGACGTTGGACAACCCCGCCAATACTACTGCGAATGTTCAGGCAGTTCTTTCTGAGACCATAGACGCGCAAGACGGCGCGGCAATGGTGGTGAGCGAATATACCGGGGCGAATAGTGGCGTAGGAACGGCTTATGGAGCCGCAACGGGAAGCGGCACGGCCCCGCTGGTAACATTCTCTAGCACAACGGCTACCGGGGTGATCCTGGCAGGCATCGCCCAGGCATACGGCAACCCCGGATCTTATACCGCTGGGGCCAATACCACAGAGCGAGCAGATGGGCAAGTTGGCGCGGGCGGTCTGGATTACTTCGCCGGGGAAGAGCCATCCTGGGGAGTATCCACCGCAGGAACGATTGATGCTACTCATACAGACAGCACCCGTTGGGCCATCGTAGCCGTAGAGCTTTTGGCCGCGGCGGGCGGGCCAACGAGTATCACCGTCACCGACAGCAACCAGGCGCAGAGAAGTGATGCTGCCGGATTGACCACCATCCTCCAGCCCGCAGAGGGCGCGCAGGCGCAGACCAGCGATCCGGTATATTTGATTGTTTTCCTATTGCCTGCCGAAGCGGTCCAGGCGCAGAAATCCGACGTCGCGCCCATTGCGGCGATATATGCCATTGCTACGGCGGAGAATAGCCAGGCGCAAACTTCCGATGCGGCAGTAGTTAGTTTCAGCGGTGGCGGTGCGCTGTTTAATATCACCCCGACAGACGCCGCACAAGGGCAAGCGAGTGACCCGGCGATATTGGGAGTCTTTACCCCGATTGCCCCCGCTCAGGCCAATCAAGCGCAGGCGAGTGATCCATCGTCCTTTGGCGTCGTCCACCCGTTAGCCGTGTCGCAAGCAAACCAGGCGCAAGGCTCGGATGCGGCAATATTGGGAGTCTCCACTCCCATCACCGCAGACCAGGCCAACCAAGCCCAGGCAAGTGACGCGGCGGGGATGGGGGTATACACGCCCATTGCTCCTGACCAGGACTATCAGGCCCAGGTAAGCGACGCATCGACATTCGGGGTTATTCACCCGATTTCCCCCGCGCAAGCAAACCAGGCCCAGGCCAGCGATTTAGCCACGCTTACCCAGGCGGGCGAAACGGGCATTACCACCGCTCAGGCAAACCAGGCGCAGGTAAGCGACGCCGCCACCCTTGCGGCGGTCTATCCGGTCACGGTCGACGAAGGTCACCAGTCCCAATCGAGCGACCCGGCGGTACTCGGAGTCTTTACCCCTGCCACGGTAGCCCAGGCCAATCAAGCGCAAACCAGCGATGCAGCGGGCGTCACCTTCTTTAGCGGCGGCGGGACGTTCAATATCACCGTCACCGATAGCTGGCAGGTGCAAGGCTCAGACTCCGCAAGCATCACGGCGATCTCTCCGATTGCCCCGGATCAGGATTACCAGGCGCAAGTGAGTGACGCCGCGCCTATCAGCGCACAGGGGCCGACTGCTACCATTGCCGTAACCGATGCAAATCAGGCGCAAGCCTCGGATGCGGTAACTCTGACGGTGGTGTACCTGCTCACCACCACGGGCGCATGGCAGGCGCAAATGAGCGATGCGGCTTCGCTATCCATCGGCGGGTTGATTGACCACGGCACGCGCAAGCTGCACGCCCTCCCGGTGCGCGGAAATAGCGTCTTTGCTGCACGTCCCACCCATGCCACGAACACCCGCGCCGATAGCGTCTTTGCCGCCCGCCCCACGCATACACCAGGCACACGCACGGATTATGAGGTAGACGATGGCGATTGATATCAATGCAACCCCGCAAGCTACAACCGAAAAGCGCACGCATTTTATCGACTTCACTAAGGATTTACCGGACGGGATCACGGTTTCGAGCGCCGTGGCCGGAACGGTCACATTTCCTACCAGCGGCACGGCAGCCCTGGCGGTGGGGGCGATTGCATCCAATGTAGTGCCCCTGACCGTGACCAACCCCGCGCCCGCAGGCGAGTACGTGGTATCGGTGACGGCGACTCTCTCCGATGCGGAGACGGTTGTCGCCTATCTGCATATCCCGGTAAGCTGGAAAGCCACCCGCGCCGGGATGGAATATTTGATCGCAGAACTGAGGGGCATGACCGATACCGGCTTCGATGATTTCAAAGTGGCAGGCGTACCGTATTGGAGTGACAAACATTTGCAAGATGCCCTGGACAAACATCGCAGCGATTTTATCGAGGAGAACCTTTACCCGGTGCAACAGTCCCGCCTTGGCACGGCTTATTATCTCGATTACAAATCACAGTATGGCAACCTGGAGACGGTGGATAGCGGCACGGCGATATTTAAACTGGATAACGCCGCGGGGACCAACATGCCGGGGACCATGTGGGCAGCCGATTACCAGCGCGGGGTAGTGACGTTCAACGCCGATACCTTAGGGTCAAGCATGATCCTGACCGGGCGAAGTTATGACCTGAACGCAGCCGCGGCGGATGTCTGGCGGTACAAAGCCGCCAACGCCGCCAAGATGTATAGTTTTAGCGCGGATGGGCAATCGTTCCAGCGCAACCAGTTCTTGCAGGCCTGTTTGCAGATGGCAAGTTATTACGAAGGCCAGGCGGCGCCCACCAACATTTCGACCTTCCGCGGGGATGTCAACCCGGTGGGATTGGAGTATCACGATGAGCAACTATCTGACTGACGCAGAGTTGGCATCCATGCGCGCCAGTCTAGAAGATGTGGCCCTGCCGGACGTGTGCAACATTTTGAGCGTCACCCGCACCCCTGACGGGCAGGGCGGGTTTACCGACTCCTGGGGTACGGCAAGTACAAGCGTCCCTTGCCGGTTGCACTACTCGCAGGGGGTAGAGACCGTAGCCGGGGGCGGGCTGAAAGCGTTTTCGGGTTGGGTATTGACCCTGCCGTATGCCACGACCATCAGCGCCGCCAACCGGGTAGAAGTGGGAAGCGATACCTACTCCGTGACATCGGTAGACAGCGGCAAGAGTTGGTCAACCTGCATCCGGGTAAAGCTGGCAAAACTATGAGCGTAGAATTTCAACTCGATACCCGCAAGCTGGATCAGATCATGAATCAACTCGACTACAACACCGATCAAGTAGTCGGTTGGCTGGCGAAGCAGGTAGAAGCGCAAACGAAAGTGAATATTGCGCAAATCCCCCTGATTGACACCGGCGCGCTATGGAATTCGATTACGGCAAAACAGCAACATTTGGGAGTGTGGGATGTGTATGACGGTGTGGAATACGGGATATTTTGGGAGTTAGGGCATCGCACCCGTGCGTTTACGAAAAGTTTCGGGGCGCAAAACTGGATACCCGCCCGCCCATTTATGGTCCCCGCCTGCGAGAAAATCGCCCACGACCTGAACAGCGGGCGCACCTGGGAGCGTCTATTCAAATGAGCATCTTATCGAACACGGCAGCGGCGTTATACACCACCCTGGCGGGCGGAACGGCTTTGACGGCGCTCCTGAGCAATGGAACCGCCGGCATTTACGAAGGCGCACCCTACGAAGGGGCGGCCTACGATTACGTCATCTACCACCACCAGGGCGGCGGGCCAGACAATATCAACCCGTCCGACATGGAAAATAACGTGTGGGCGGTGCAATGCTTCTCTGCCACCAGCGCCAAGGCAGCCGGGGCCATCTTCGACCAGGCAGATGCGCTCTTGCACAAAAAGACGCTGACGATTGGCTCTGCCGTCAATATGTGGACGGTGCGGGAGACAAATATCAAACTGTTGGAACATGCCCCGGACGGGCGCATCGTATGGCGCGCCGGGGGCATTTATCGAATCCGAACAACTGGTACATAGGAGATAACAATGGCTAATAATGAGTTTATTGGTTCAAGTTTGTGGGCGCAATGGGTTTCATCCGGCGGAACGGTGCAACTGGATACCGAGTATCGCAATTTCCAGTACACCCCTTCCCTGGACACGGTAGACGTTACCGCCGGGGCAGATTCCGGCAAACGTTGGATCAACTCTTTCAAATCCGGCAACGCCAAGATTACGATGATGATGCAGAACGACATGGGAACGGCCTGGCCTGCCCTGTGCGCTGAAGGCATCATGGGAACCCTGACTTGGGGCGAAGCCGGGACCGCGGCGGGCAAGGCAAAAGTCACCTTACCGTCAATGTGCCTGGGCATGACCCGCACCATCGTTTACAACGACGCCGTATCGGTGGAAATCAACTGGGTACAGAACGGTGGACGGACAGACGGGACATTCTAAGATGAGTGATGTCACGTTATCTAGCGGCAAAGAGATAACCTTTGACCTATATCAAATGTCGGTTCGGGAGTGGGACAGGCTGATCGATCCCGCACAATCCAAGCAAGAAGAGCGCGCAATCCTGGCAAAGGTGAGTAGCTTGACGGTGGATGAGATCGAAAGCCTGCCCTATCCCGATTACCACAAGATTACCGCTGCATTTGTGGAGCGATGCCGGAACCCTTTAGCGTGACCGCGTTCCCGCTGGCGATTTATGAACACCTGAAATTTGGTGCGCCAGCGCCGGGGCGCTATCTCTATTGGCTGCTGGCAGAGCGCACGGGCTGGACGCTGGAATATATTGAAAGCCTGCCGCTCGGAACGTTCCACGAATGGCTGCAGGTGATGGACGCACGCGGAAAGGCAAGTAAATAGATGGCGACTGAAGTTGCATCGATGTATGCCACGATTGGCGCAGATACTTCCGATCTCCAAAAGGGACTGAAAGATACCAAGGCGGGCCTGAAAGACCTGGATGCACAGTTTGAATCCTTGGGCAATGAAGTCAAGAAAGCAGAAGATGCCCAAAAGGAATATGCCCGCGCCCAAAAGGAAGTCGATGATCAGATGCGTAAGAATCAGGCGGCGGCGCTGGCGGGCATCGGGCTTCTGATCGCCACGGGCAAGGCGCTTCTAGATATCACCAACGAGACCGCCGCATATAATCAGCAAATTCGTGAGATGGCAGCCGCCACCGGAATGGGCGTGGAAGAAACATCACGCTTGATCCAACTGGCGGATGATTACAAAATCTCATCCGATGAGATGCAGCGCGCTATGCAAATGGCGGTTAAAAACGGCTTTCAGCCGGGCGTGAAGGGGCTTGCAGATTTAGCCGATAAGTACAAGGCAATCCAAGACCCCACCGAGCGCGCCGCCATGCTGAGTGAAATCTTCGGGCGCAATTGGGCTAAGATTGTGCCTTTGATGGAACAGGGCGGGAAAGCCGTTAAGGATCAGGCCGCCGCAATTGATGACAGCCTGGTAGCCACGGAAGCCAATGTCAAAGCCAGCCGGGATTTTGAGATCGCCGTGGATAATCTCAATGACAGGCTCATGGCAGAAAAGTACGCCATTGGAAACAGCCTGATCCCGGCCCTGACCCAACTGGCAAGTACCACCGCAACCACTTTCGACATCTTCAACAACGCTGTTGGAGGTGCGAAGGGAGGGGCGCTTTCCCAAGGTTCCGCGCAAATTCAAGGCATGTTCCTATTGGCGCAAGCAGCCGAAGAAGGCAAGATCGGGCTTAGGGATTTGGCGCTTTATAGTGTGCTGTTCAATAACACGGCAGGCGATCAGATCAAAACCCTGGCATCCCTAAAAAGCCAGATTGCGGCGAATACTGCCGAAACCGGAGGCTACGCGGATGCTACTGACTATGCCGCAATCGGCGCATACCAACTTACATCCGCCCTGGGAGACCTGGACAAAGCCAATTACAAGGCCGTGAATGCTGAGAAAGCCGCTACCCACCAGCGTGATTCCGCCATCGGCCCGTTGGAAAACGAGCGCCAATTAACGCTGGAACTGGCAGACGCAGAGCGTGAAGCCGCCAGCGCCGCTATGACCGCCGCCAACACGGAGCGGGCAGCCGATAAGCGCCGCCTGGAACGCCTGAGCATACTTGACCAACTCAAAGGCGCTGAACAGCGTCTAGCCGAACAAATGAAGGATTGGTCAAGAACCCTCGGGCAGGATGTGGCGGAAGGGCTACAGAAAGCGAAACTATCTGCCCAGCAATATCGCCAAGCGTTGACCTTGATTGATGAAACTCTAGGGACCAATCTAGGGCAGCAGCAAGATTATAAAGATGCCCTGGCAAACCTGATCAAGACCTATGACCCCAACAAACCGGAAGAATTCAAGAAGGCGCTTGCCGGACTGAAAGAAGCCTTTGCCCCGATGAATGATGGCATCAAAGAGACCATGCAGTTAATTGATGACCTGGAAGCACAATACCAGGCGCTTCAAGGCCGTTCCGTTTCTATGTACGTAGATGTCTATCTCCGCGACCACACCGGGCAGATGGGCGGGGGCAATTCCGGTGGAAGCGGCAATGCTCCCGGGAACCATCCCCCAGGCAAGCGCGCCGCGGGCGGGCCTGTCACCACAGGGCAAGAGTACATGGTAGGCGAAAGCGGGCCTGAGCTATTCGTGCCTAACAGCAGCGGGAAGATTATCCCCAATAACCGGCTTACCGGGTCATCCAATACGTTTGTCCAGAATTTTTATGACCGGAGCGCTGCCGCATTGGGTCAGGCGCAAATCCGGCGCCTGAGACAATCGGCGCTGAACGCGTCGATGGGAGGCTAGATGGCAGCGATCCACAGATTGACCGACACGGCGCAAGCCTCAGGAAAAACGGTAGATTTTATCGCCGGGCCGCTGAAACGCAGGGCGGGCGCATGGCAGATTATGCCCACCGGCGACGGCTATGTTACAGAAACGTTTGGCCTGACCGCCAACGGCACGGAATCCGCCATCATGGGGGAAGTCCAAAAGTTATCCGAGTTGATTGAACAGAATCGGCTCTATTGGGAAGAAGCCAGCTACCGTGATCCGGTATGGTACGAATGCTCGACCACCAGCGAAAGCGCCGCAAAGCGCGCCCTGGTAGTGGAGATCGGGCTAGTGCCGATTACAGAAGAACGGCTGGCGACTCCACTCCTGGGCGGGACGGATGCGCTTTTCGAGATCACCATCACCCGGCTAGAAGAATGGGAAGACACGGCGGGCAATTACCCGGCGACCAATGTCACCTTATCCACGATTGGCGGGGCGCTTGGCATGGCGGCGGTATCGGGCAGCTATCCATCCCGAATTGATTATATCGACTTTCAGGATACCAACGCCGGAACGCTTTACAAGGTGTGGGCGGGCATCCGCCCTACCGGGTCAGGCACAGCATCTTTCAGCCCCGTTTGGGCGCTCAATAAAGGATCAATGGCGAATGACGCTGCCACGGAAGCCGACAGCGCCGGTTATAACGGCACAATCGTCAAGATTACGTTTTCCGGCACAAGTACGATGGCAGATCGGGTGTCGGTCTCTGTCGGCTCGATTGCCGCCAACAACTCCTATGACCATTTCGCCGGGCGTTATCTGGTACTCTCGCGTTGTTACGTCAACACGGGGACGGCTACGATCCAGATGAAATCAGGATACGGCACGGTGCTTGCCCCATCTGATTATCGAGAGATCACCAATACGACTTACAAATACACACCGTTGGGGGAAGTGCTGATCCCCCCGATGGGCAACTATGTTAACTCGCCCTTTAGCGGATCGGCAATCAATAAGACGTTCCGAATCGCCATGTATGCGGAGCGCAACAGCGCCGCCGGGTCTCTGTATCTGGACTGCCTGGTAATGATTCCATCCGACCATTACACCGTTTCCATTGGCAATACGATAGGCGTGGATAACAGCGGTTACACCCAACATTACACCTTTGAAGACGGCAAGCATGCCGCGGTTGCCCTGGATGCGAGCAGCAACCCCAACGCTAATCTGGAAGTGGGATTCCGCAATTGGGAGATGCCCATTGGCGGAGGCCTGCTGGTAGTGGCGGCGGAACGGGGGACGGCGCAAGTCAAAACCGACACGTTTGAGGTGACGATCCATACCATTCATCGCCACAGGTTCTATAATGATTAGCGATTATTCGCTCATGCTGTACTCGTCTGCCAAAGACACCAAAGCGCCACGCGGCGATATTACCGGGATGGTTAGTAGCTGGCGGCGCTCGATCCGATTGCAAGGCGGGTTCTGGACGGGCCAATTCACCATCGACACAGAGCCGCTATCGGTGGTACAGCAAATCTATTACGAGAGTTTGTTTGACCACTTCACGGAGCGCACCGGGGGCGATGTCACCTGGGAAGGTTTCGTTTATGACATGGATTTGGATGACAACAAGAGCGCCCCGCGTTTGGATGTCACCGTTTGCGGGTATGTGTTCGGGATGCAATGGCAGATTGTCAGCGCCGGGGATGCCACGGTGGGGGATGCGTCTACGTGGATTCGGGATATTATCACCACTAACGCCGATTCCCTGTTCGTCACGCCGGGGAGAATCGATTCCAATACCCTACAGGTTTACCGGGATACCGAACTGGAGCAATACGCCTGGGATGAGATTCAGAAAATCACCGCCTTAGGGGATGCGAATGCGATGCCCTGGCAATGTTACGTTGACACGGGCCAAAAGGTGCATTACCGGCAGATTCCCAACACCCCCCAATATCGCATCGTGGGCGGGATGAAACGCAGGCGCAGCGCCGATGAGATGTTCAATAGCGTGGTCGGAACCTACACCAGCAACGCCGGGAAAGCTACGGCGCTGACGGAACTCACCAACGCCTCCAGTATTACCCGCTATGGCAAGCGCCAATTCTATCTGGCCCTGGACGGCGTTACGGCTGATGCCGCCGCCGCAAAGCAAGCTGCGATCTTGAAGGAATCCGCTTTCCCCCGTTCTCGCACGGTGGGATCATCTGACCTGGAGTTGTTCAGTTTATCCGGGGAAACGATGCTGTACTCGCCCTGGCGCATCCGGCCCGGCGTGTACCGGGATGCTCAATACCCGGATAAGATGGCAGACTTACAAGCGACAGACTGGCTCACCAATACCGCCGATTTTGTGGTGGATGAGGTGGAAGTATCGGATGGGCAGATCACCTTGAAAACCAGCTACTACACGGAAGCGGATATCTTGGAAGCCCAGGAAGAGTACCGGGAAGAATACAAAAAAGAGTTCCGCAAAGCGAAGAAGAAGAAACGCAGGAAACATAAATGAAATGAGTATCAGACGCTTAGGAATCGGCGGGATCAATCGGGACGCAGCCACCTTGCGGGCGATGCTGGCAGGCCTGCCGGAACCCGTGGATGCGGTTGACGTTGCCGATCTGATCGATACCGCTTATGGGCTGGAGAAATCCCCCACCAATAAGATTCGCATCAACGCCTCTACCGGATTAGAGTTTCTAGGGACCGCTTCCGCCGATCCGGGCGCGATTGTGATCGATCAGGATTTTACACCCATCTGGACTGCCTTACATACGTTTGGATCGGATGTACGCATCGGGCAGGGTCTGTACGTGGGTGGGACTGCCACCGACCCCGCGCCGGGACAAATCACCGCCTACAACGCCGGAACTGTGGCATGGGTCAAGGCGCAGGAAGGCGACGGGGCATCCGTCCTCATGGAAGCCGCTGATACGTTTGGCTTGGTTGGATGTGCATCCAATCATAGTTTCCAAATCTACGCCAATAACGCCGGGAAGATGACCGTCACCCCCGCCGGGCTGGTGGGTATCGGGGAAACAGATGATAGCAATATGACCGTAGGGCTGACCATCAACCAGGGGGCCAACGATGATACTATCCTGTCCCTGAAATCGTCGGATGTGGCTCACGGGATCACCGGCGTAGCAGAGACCGATACCTACGGGTTCATGAAGAAAATCGAAGCCACATCGGGCGGCCTGCGTATCACCGGGCTAAAAGACGCAGACGGCACTAACGCCTATGCCCTATACCTACAGGGCGAACTGGCGGAGAACGCCGATACGACCAAATCTACAAGCGGCCTGGGCATTATCCACATGAGCGCGGCAGTTGCCAGCGGCACGGGAGGCGGTACAGCCAACACCAACGGGAATCTCCTGGCTGTGGCGAATTATGGATCGACAGAGATGATACTGGATGCTGAGGGGGATCTCTGGCTGAATGGCGGGATGAGTATCGGCGGCGGGTGGGTCAAAGATGCCAACTGCGATTATGGCCTGACTATCGACCAAAGTGCGGCGGATGATTGCGTGCTGGTATTCAAATCATCGGATGTGGCGCACGGCATGACTGATTATGCCGAAACCGATAGCTATGGGCGGTATTTGAAATATGACGGCACGGCGGGCGGGCTGGATATGGAAGGCTACTCCGAGAATCAGGTTGGAATATTTCTATCCCCGCGCATCACCAATGACGATACTACCAAGTCAATCTCCGGCCTGGGGGCCGTCACCCTGGAGACGTATAAGAAAACCGGGACATCCATCGGTCCGCAGGCGACAAACGCCAACTTATTCGCCGTGCGGAACAGCAATAACTACACCCGCTTTATTTTGGACGCTGACGGCGATTCCCATCAGGACGTTGGCACGGTCTGGACAAACTTTCATGGGCATGATGATATTGCCCTGCTCAATACCTTATCTGCCCACCTGACCGCACCGGGAGACCCGCTGAAAGCTACGTTTGGGGATTGGCTGGAAGCCAGCCGGGAACCGTTGGAGCGGGCAAGATTGGTGACGTTCAACCCGGACGGGCATAACTTTGTCAATTGGAGCAGGATGCACATGCTCGAAATCGGGGCGGTGTTGCAACTGGCAGAACGGATCGAACAATTGGAGAAACGTCTATGACCTTCACGCCTGCACAACCTCGCACCCCCACCGCTATCGGTTCGGTGGTGATTATCTTGAAAGATCGACCCGCAATGGAGAGCCAGCCCGCATCGAAGACCGTGTCTTATGACGTTGCCGTGTTGGATCAGGATGGGCGGCGCATGGATGTTCCTCAGGATACCGGCAACCTGGCCCCGCATTTGACCCAGGCACAAATCAACGCTCTGATCCAGTTTATGACGGATATGAGAGCCAAGGCGGAAGCGGAATTGTTATGAGTGAGCCGGTAGATATCCTGATCCGCTATGACCCCCAGGCAGACCGGATTGTGATCAAGACTATCCCCGATGCAAATAGCCCCGATTTGTTATTTGACATCCTCCACGGGGCAATGATGCAAATCCGCAAACAGGAGCTAGCGCAAGTTCAGCACTTGGTTGACGATCAACGTCGCCCACAACGCAGCGAGGATGATCCCGGCTCCCAGTCCAATCACGCCGCCGGCCAGGAGCCAGGAGCGGGTGTTAGTACTCTTGCGGATAACGAGCAGCAGCAGCAAGCCGATGAACAGCAGGACGAAACCATAGGCATCCATGCGTAGATTATCGCGCCAAAATCGGTATTGTTGACATCCGGCTATAAAATCGATACACTACGAATGGAATAATCGATAACGAATAGAAAGGAAAACACCATGACACCTGAACAACTCGCCGCCCTCGCCGGGGTAATTCTCTCCCTGGCATTTTCGTATGTGCCCGGTTTGAAGGACTGGTTTGAGAAATTGGATGGCAACTACAAGCGCCTGATCATGTTGGGCGTGATGGCTGCCGTCGTGCTGGTTATTTTTGGCCTGAGCTGCACTCGGCTTCTCTCCACGTTTCAATGTAGCTGGCTCGGAGCCTGGGATATGCTGTACCTGCTCATCCTGGCAGCCGTTGCCAACCAGACCGCCTACAGCCTGACGCCGCGCGCCAGGCCGCTGAAGTGACGCCTTGCTTTGTGATCGTCACCGCCTGGCTTACGGCTGGGCTGGCGCTGGTGGTGACTTATCTCAAGCTGCACTACGTCTACCGCCACCGCAATAGCCGGAAGCGATTTATTCGTGCGGTGGGCGGGCTGGTATCGCTGTATATCGCCGTGCTATATATCTTCCTGGGGTTGGGATGGTTACAAATCTCGTTTCTGTCTGCTTCGCTGGGCCGGGTCGCAATCCTGTTATTGTTGTCAATCCTGGCGGCGGAAGTGATTATGGATAAACCATGACCGCTATTGAGATCGCCGCCATTATTACCGCCATCGGCTCGATTATCATTGCCGTCCTGACCAACCGTTCAGCGGCTACGAAAACCGAAATCGAATCATTGCAGGCGACCATCACCCTCCAGCGCCAGGAGATCGATAAACTGTGGAGCGATAACCGGGCGATGCGAAAGTGTATCGACGATTTAGAAAACGAGAATACCAAGCTAAAAGCCGAGATCAATAAAATCATCGTCAGCCGGGAAAACACCGCAATGGACAATGAAAAGCTGCGATTACGAGTAGTGGAGCTGGCGGCGGAGAATGACCGCCTGAAATCGAATATCTCTAAGCTGGAACAGGAGATTGAGCGGCTGAGAACGATGGTGCTGGAGTCGGGGGGAAAACTGGATACAGGGCCGCTGACGCAGAAAAAATAAGAGAAAGCCCCGGTTATACCGGGGCTTTATATTCTTCCCTATGTTCTAATTTCCATTTCAATACCCGTATTGGCATATCGAACAACCCATGATATACCCGCAAGCGTGGGCAGGTTTTGCGGAGATGAACCACGCCGCACCTGATACAAACTGGTGCAGATTCCAGGGCTGGCAACCGTAGCAATACCCGCTTATGTGGGTCTTTCGGTTCATAATCTGTTTCAGCAATCCGGCATAAAGTACCAGGGGGAATTTGCCATTCAACAGCCACCGCCCGCCAGTTTCCCAGGCGCTTATGATCGCCTAGTAACTTCTTCCGCAATTGCGCGATTGTCAATTGTACGGGCTTCTGTTGGGACTTTTTCTCGCGAGGTCTTATGATACGTGTTGGCATACTGCGTTTATCCTGGGCCTTCCTGGTGACTGTCACGAGTTGTGACAAGGGGTTCGCCCACCGTATTTGCCAGATACCAGCGCACGCTCAAATAATAGGGCTTGCCGTGCTTGCGCTGCTCAAACGTGGGGTAGTACACCCGCACCGAACAGAGCAGCTCGGAGCGGTCTGGAGAGATGCCGTAGTAGATGCCCTCCCCGTCCGGGGTGACAACTTCCTGGTTGCATCTCATGGCAGGTGGGTGAGCAGATAAAGCAGCAACCCGCAGGCGAACCCGGCCAGGGCCAGGATGGTGTAATACGTGAGGCGTTTCACGGCTTCACCGCCCAACTAAAATACACGACCACCAGCAGCGCCAAGCCGAACAGGAAGATGAGCCTAGCTTTCATGGTTTACCAGCTTTCGGCAGCGGGGGCATAAGACCATACGAGTACCAGCCACTAGGGTTTTATGATCGGGAGTAACAATAACTTCTATCAACTGAACAACTTTCAGGTGGCGGGCGCTGCGTGTTCCCGCCTGCGTTTCGGAGTACCGCCCGCAATACTCGCAAGCTTTTCCGGCCCGGCGCATGAGTTCGTCATCCGATACCGGGCGCTCCAGGTGTTCTCCCGCTTCGGGGTAGGTGATGACCTGCTCAGGATATGCCCGCTCCAGAATAGAGCGGATCGCTTTCAGTTCTTGCAAGAGTTGGTCTAACTGTGTATTCCACATAGCTCCCCACTATTCCTGTAGCATCTCGATAAGATGTTGAATTTGCGCGTCCCTGGCGGCGTCCAAGGCGGCGGACCTGGCGGCGGCCCTGGCGGCGGCCCTGGCGGCGTCCAAGGCGGCGTCCAAGGCGGCGTCCATGGCGGCGTCCATGACGGCGTCCATGACGGCGTCCCAGGCGGCGTCCATGACGGCGTCCCTGGCGGCGGCCCTGGCGGCGTCCCAGGCGGCGTCCAAGGCGGCGTCCAAGGCGGCGTCCAAGGCGGCGTCCAAGGCGGCGTCCCAGGCGGCGGCCCTGGCGGCGTCCCAGGCGGCGGACCTGGCGGCGCAGGCGGCGTCCCTGGCGGCGGCCCAGGCGGCGTCCAAGGCGGCGGCCCTGGCGGCGTCCCAGGCGGCGGCCAAGGCGGCGTCCATGACGGCGTCCCAGGCGGCGTCCCTGGCGGCGGCCCTGGCGGCGTCCATGGCGGCGTCCAACTCATCCGCCGCCGCCTGCCCGTTGGCAAATCGCT